AGAAGATCCACCACCACCACCACCACCATTATTATTTGTAATCCCAGTAACAACAACAGAACCGTTTTGTCTTTCAAGAGTTAAAGTCCCATTAGAATACGTACCACCAGTTACATAGTAATCAGTAACCCCAGTAACAACAACATTGACATTATCAGTTCTCGTTAAAGTTAAATCGCCATTATTAGGATTAAAAGAACCACTAGTTAGATATATGTCAGTAAAACCAGTTAAAAATCCAGATACTTGAAATGACCCACCTATGTTATTATAAAAAGTTGCAACACCATCATTCGGATTATACGTACCACCAGTAACAGTGATGTCTCCTGCTAATATACCTAAATTTTGTGTTAATGAAGGTAATCCATTGTTCTGTAAAATTGTTAAATCGTAAGTACCAGTATTAAAAGTAAAACCAGTAACATAGTTATCTGAATACCCAGAAACACTAGTTAATGGATTCCAAGATGCATTTCCACTACCATCAGAAGTTAAAATATAACCAGCAGTAGACCCAGAGGTCATTTGGAAATTAGTGGTAGTAATTTTACCATTAACATCTAATGTTGATAACGGATTTGTAGTCCCAATACCTACATTACCACCACTTTCAGAAATATAAACATCTCCATTATTTATTGGTTGAATATGTAATGGTGAACAAGAATTAACATTACTAACAAATAAGTCTGTAATACAATCACCTGAAGTGTTTCCTGTAAATGATATAGTAAAACCTGTTATAGTTAAAGAACCATTTTGTCTATTTAAAGTTAAAACACCATTAGAATACGTACCACCAGTTACATAATAATCAGTGCTACCAGTAATAAATGTTGGTAAAATAACATTTAAATTTGGTTGTCCACCGTTTTGACTTATTGTTAAAATACTGTTATCATAAGTAAAACCTGTGACATAAATATCAGTATTTGTTGTGGAACCAGTGCCACCGGCACCCACAATATAAATTTTGGTTATATCACCCCCACCACAAAAATTGGACATGTTCATCATAATGGTACAGTTCCTCTTAATATTATCTCAGACATTTCTGCTGAGTTATTTCTAACAATACTAATACCGACAACATCATCTAAATTTAAAAAGAAAGGTAATGTTACTGGTGTGTTATTAACATAAATAGTAATATTTGAAACATTAGACACATCAATTGAAACAAAATTGGCTAAAGAATCGGCAACAAAAGTTACAGTTGTGGGTGAACCAACTAAAAACTGTATAATTAAATTTATTGTTTTATCATTTTGACTTTCATCTTTAATAAACTTAGTTACAACTTTAGGTCTCTTGGATTCAACTTCATAAGAAAGAATAGCTCGTTCTAACCCAGGTCTAATTTCAAACTTTTCTTCATCTAAGATATAAGCCATCATTCTTAATTCATATGTTTGAACATAATACCTTTTACCATCCAAATCATCAACTGTGGATTCATCACCAATACTTTCTAACATTATTGGAAAATAATGACCTTTAATATTAACATAAGATTGTGCGGCAGCGAATGTCGATAAAACTTTTTGGTTTAAAACATTTAACTCACTCATTCTATAAGTAAAAAACCTTAAAGTATATGTAACATCAACCTTTACAGGTTGTGGGATTAAATAAACGTCGGCACCCTTTTTACTGCCGTCCCATGTCGGTACTGTCATGTAAGGTATACGATAATCTTTTAAAGGTATATTAAAATCTTCGGGATTTGTGCCTTTTTGTACATCTGGATTTCTAACAACAGATATAAAAGGTATTTTAATGTTTTTATATTTATCGGAATTTTGCCAAGTTCTTGTAAATTCAGACCATCTTTGAGCCGTTAAAAATGAAACTGGAACTAAATCACCCTCAACTACTACATTTAAATCTTTACCAACCCAATCAACAAAACCATTATCTAAATCGGCAAAATCAACACCACGAGGTAAATTTGCGGGATTTTGCTCAATAAATTGTTCACCACCACCTAAATAAGGATTTATACCTGGTTTAGGTGTTAGTAAATTTATATCTTTTTTTATTTTTTTAGGTAATGCCATTTATTAATAAATATCAATTGTTCTATTATAACCAACTATCATAATTTAATTAATAATTTGGTAAAAACTCATTTGAGTCTGCTGTTACACAAGTTATGGTTCTGTAGTAACCTTTATAACCAATTCTTGTATGTGCGTTATCTGAAAATATTTTACCATCATTTGTTACTGTAAAATATTTTATATTATCTTCTCTATCTGAGTAACCAATATAATCACCATAAGATATATCACAACTCATTTCAATTAATTGGTCTTGGAATATGTGAAATGTTAACTGACCATAATCCAATATTCTATTCATACCACCAGAATACGATTTGTTTTCGGCAACATCTAAAGCCAATTTAACACGTAACTCCTTTGGTGCCTTAAACCTAATTTCACCTGATTTTGCCTCACCGTAAACATCGTCTACTTGAGTCTCTGTTCTATCGACTTGAAAAAGAACTATAACAAAATTTAAATCACCCTCCACATATTCACGGGCCATTTCATTTTCAATACCAAAGTCTATCTCATCGTAGAATTTTCCAATTCTGTTTATCGGGAATTTTTTCTTAGCCATAACAAAGTTTTATTCTAATAAATATTTCAATAATTTCTATTTTCTTTATTTTACACAGTTAGATATTATATTTATTTCGTCATGGTGGATTTAACCAAATTAAAGAACCGAAATACTTTAGAAAAAATTCGTTCTTACAACGGAACCAATGAACATATTCTAAAAATAAAAAATAAATTAGAACGTGAAGGTTTCTTTGTGCTTACACCTAATCAGATTCAATACATTACGGATAATTTTGATAGGGAACCAACAACAATTAATAAAGTTGTTGATATTACACCTTATTTGGGTGAACAGTTAAAAGAAAAATATGAATTAAAAAATATTCCTGAACGTGTGTTTGTGGAAACTTTGTTAGCTGACAGTGAAAAATCTTATCACGTAAAAGGTAAACTTTATAAGAACCAAAAAGAATCTATTTTATTTTACATACCTAAAACACAAATTTTAACCGATATGTTTTATGAACCTTATGAAGATTTAGAAGTTAATTTCGATTCAGTTAATAAAATAAACAAAAAGAATAGAAGTTTATTCCCACACCAAGAAAATGCTGTTAAGTTTTTATTAAAAAAAGATAAATCCATTTTATCTGACGATATGGGGTTAGGTAAAACTAAATCGGCTATTGCGGCCGCTTTATTATCAGGAGCAGAAAAAATATTGGTTATTTGCCCAGCAAATGCTAAGATTAATTGGTTCCGTGAAATTACAGAATATATTGATGAAGAATATGTAACAATTGTAAAGTCAGGTTTTTGGCAACCTAAATTTTTTACAATTATTAATTATGATATTCTTAATCGTTTTCACGAAATAGAAGATAAAAGAAAAAAAACTGAACCTAAAAGTTACATCAACGAAGAAAAATTTGATTTATTAATTGTTGATGAGGCACACATGATTAAAAACAAAGGTTCTATTCGTGGTAAAGTTGTAGCACAAATTTCAGAAAATATTGAAAAAATTTGGTTGCTAACTGGTACACCTATTGCTAATAGACCAATGGATTATTATAACTTATTAAAGGTATGTAATATTCCTGTAGCAGACAACTTTCAACACTTTGCTTACAGGTATTGTGCAGCAAAATCTTTTAATAAAAAACTTGCTTCAGGTAAAATTAAAAGAATTTGGTTAACTGACGGCGCGTCTAACTTGGAAGAATTACACCAAAAAACTAAAAATTACATTCTTCGTCGAAAAAAAGAAGACCATTTAGATTTACCACCAAAAATTATATCACCGTTTTATTTAGACTTAGAAAACCGTAAAGGATATAAAGAAGCTTTTGATGATTATTTATTTTGGTTAGAAGTTGAAGGTAAAAAATTAGGTGCAGGTAGACAAATGGTTGAAATGGGTGTTCTTAGAAAATTTATTTCAAAAGAAAAAGTACCAATGACCGTAGATATGGTTCATAATTTTTTGGATCAATCTGATGATAAAAAAATTATTGTTTTTACTGTTTTCACTGATTCATTAAAAGAACTTAAAAAAGAATTTGGTGATTTAGCTGTTTGTCATAATGGTGAAATGTCAGATAAGGAAAAACAAAAATCTATCGACGAATTTCAAAACAACCCTAAGATTAGAGTTTTTATTGGTAACATTATTTCAGCGGGTTCTGCCATTACATTAACCGCATCAGATACCACAATATTCCATGATTTAGATTTTTCAGCGTCCAACCATCAACAGGCTGAGGATAGAAATTACAGGATTTCACAAGATAAAACTGTGAACGTATATTACCCAATATTCCAAGACACTATAGAAGAAAAAATATTTGAGTTATTAGAAAAGAAAAAATATATTTCTTCAACAATTTTAGGTGAAAAAAATAATGAGTATTCTATATTATCTGATTTAATACTTTCTTTGGGGACGAATACTTAAAGACATAACCTTTAGTTTGTTTATATTTACCGTTTAAAACCTTCCATAAAGCTGTGTTATCCATATTTAAAGTTTCAATACAAGATTTTATCGAATCCCATTCTTTAATGAAATTACCTTGCATATCATATTGTTTTATTTTTTTACAGTGTGACTTTGAAGCGTTTATAGTGTGTTCTTTAGTTTGTTTCTTACCTTTAATCCATGATACTTTATTTTTATTAGCCGCAGATATCTTTTTTTTAGTTTCTTCACTACAAGGTTGTCTTTTACTTTTTTTAGCCGATTCACTCATCTTTTTTTTAGATTCTTCAGACCTTTTAGCACCCAAATGATTTTCAGCCTTTGGTCTACAATTATACCCATTTTTGTATGTGTCATATAAATCCATGTAATACTGTTCTTTAATTAATAATTCATCAGTACCACACTCCTCAAGCACTTCAAAAAGTATGTTATTTTCACCATGAATATTATAAGATCTTTGTAGTTTTATTGAATGGTGATTACCTTTTCTTAGTCTTTTTTTATGGTCCCACCACCTTCCATCAAAATCTAAAGTTGATCCAACATAAATTTTGTTAGTGATTAAATTTGTTATTTTATAAATCCCTGATTTTTTTTCTCTCATAATATTTTTTTAAATTTCTTTTTTTAATTTTTTCACAATTATTTAAATAGTATTTCATACTATCTTTTCTTTGTGCCTCTAACCTTTCTTCTTCTGTTAAGTATTTTTTCTTTCTTCCCATACCATATAAATATTTAAAAATCTGATAAAAATCTGATAAAATTTAAAAAAAATAAATCACCGTAATTATTATCCCCGTTGTTGATATTTATGAAATAAAGCAACAATGGCACTAGTAATAGAAGAAGCGGAAAAACAAAAAGTATTTCGTCAAGTAAGACATAGGTTAGGTGCTCCACTTAGAAAAGTGGAATTATCTGACGAACAAATGTGTACTTTATTAGAAATTGCGGTTGAAGATCATTCATCATATATTAATGATTGGTTAATTGAGGCTCAATGGTCATCATTAGACGGAATTAATTTAGATACAACAGATTTAGCAAAGGCTTTAACAACAAGATCTCAAGGATATGAAGATTCATTTACTTACGCTTATTCAAAAATTGTGGGTTTACAAGCACGTGGCCCTTGGGAATTAAAACAAGATTACGTTACTTTAGAAAACGGTCGACAAGTATATCAAATACCTGCTGGACGTGAAATGAATGAAGTTTTATATTTTCAACCGCCAACAGTAGATTACGCGTTATACTCAAATTATGGTTTTGGTGACTATGGTTTTGGTGGAGGTGTGGCTCAATTACCTTATGGTGCTGCAGGTGGTGGGTTTGGTTATGGCGGTTTTTATTTGGCCCCAGCATTTGATATTGTATTAAGAAATGCTGATTATAATTTAAAACAAAGATTAGTTAGTTCAGAATTAACTTATTGGTTAACAGCAGGTCCTAATGGTACAAGGTTGTTACATTTATCACCACCCCCAGGTAGTAGATTATCTTTTGGTCGTGGTGGTTTTGCTGGTGGACAGTCAATAAACGTAGGTGGCTCAAGAGTTTGGTATTGGTATTATGAAACTACTTCTGATGAAGATAGACAAAGATGTTTAAATGCAAATAAAGATATTGTTAAATTACCTTCCGATGTTCCAATCGACGTTGTAAATTTTACAGAATTAAACACGCCTTCGAAACAATGGGTAAGGGATTGGTTTACTGCTTTATGTAAAGAAACCCTTGGTCGTGTTCGTGGTAAATTTGGTGGTGCTCTTGGAGTTACGGATGCTGAAGTTACTATGGATTATGAATCACTTTTAAGTGAGTCAAGAGAGGATAGAACGGCTTTAATGGAAAGACTTAATGAAAGATTAGAAAGATTACGTCCTGACAATATGTTAACACGTAAGGCAACTGAAGCTGAACAATTAAATAAAACATTACAATATAGACCTTTAGGTTTAACAGTTATATAATATGACATTTTTTACAAGACCCAAATTTCAAGATAGACAAATAGTACAACACAGTGGAAGTACAATAACCTTATCGGGTGAGACTAATATAAACCAAACAGGGTACCTTAGAATAAATAAAGGTGCCTTCCCAGGTTTAGTTGCTACTTCACTAGATAATGATGGTACAGTTGTTTGGGGTCCTGTAAGTGGTCTTAGTTGGTCTATTTCAGGTTGTACTTCACCATTTTATGTTAACAACATTGTAGCCTGTCCAAATTCTGGCAACACAATACAAATTGATGCAGGTAATTTAGCTTTAAACAGTGAATTAAATTTTTTAATACCTTTATCCGCCGGAACATCAAGTGATAGTATTTTAGTTATAGATAGTAATGGATATGTTAAAAATATATCACAAAACGCTATGCTTACAGGTTCTTGTATTACAGACTTATATGTAACAAACGTACATGGTTGTTCACCAATAACTATTTGGGATTCGGTACAATCTTATGGTTCAGAAGCTTCTGGACTTAACTCTTTTGTTTTTAGTAACCAATCTACAGCAAAAGATGATTATTCGGCAATACTAGGTGGTAATAATAACCTTATTTCCGGTAATAGTATTAATTCAGGTATAATTGCTGGTTCACAAAATAAAATATTTAGTGGTGACAGTTCTATAATAATTGGTGGTTATAATAATCTTATAGATGGTCACGCGTATTCCACTATTTTAGGTGGTAGTAATAATATAATACACGGACCTGTACCTAGTAACATTAATGAAACTATAATAGGTGGTGATAATAATATAATTTCTGGGACTGGAGTTTCATACTCAAGTATAATAGGTGGGTATAATAATAAAATTTTAGGTAGTAGTTTTAAAACAATTATTTTAAATTCATATGAAACTACAATAGAGGATTCAGCTAATTCTATAGTTTTATGTACAGAAAACTCAGGACTAGGATCAATTTTACGAAGTGACCATACTTTTAGTTTACATTCAGAAGTTTATCTACAAGATTCAGATGAAAGTGTTTTATTTAATTCTAATGGTAGTATAAGTAACGTTTCTACAATAGCTTTTAATTCATCGAGTTTAACTGCTTCAGCGCCCATTGGTAACAGTGGTGGGTTATTTAACGTTTTTTCAAATAATACTTACATAAATAATTCAAGTAATTTAGCAACAATTTTTACTAATAATAATCTTGTTGATAATAGTTTCTATAACTCTTTAATATTTTTAGGTGGTAATAATAATATTAGTGGTAATAACTCCTCTTCAAATACTAGTAACGGTTCTAACGTAATTATTAACAGTGATAACAGTATAATAAATGCAATCGGTAGTAATGTTTTACCAGCAACTGGAGATACAAATTACAACACAATATTAAACTCTATTACAACCCTAATAGACCAATTTTCAACACATAATACTGTTATTGGTTGTGATGGTGTTTCAATAGGGCAAAATGTTTCTAAAGTAACGGTTTTAAATTTAGATAATGTAAGTGTAATTGACACCACTCAAAACACAGTATACACACCAAGTTTAATTACGGGAGCTAATACATTAATTCCTGGTGAAACCTCGGTTTTTGATGTGAATCAATACAACTCTTTTGGAAAAATTAGACCTAATTTTTCTATTAATTTAGATAGTGGATCCACACCTTTTAATATAGGTGTATACGATTTAATAATACCTGAAGGATGGGTTATTGAAGATATTAAGATTTACACAAAAATAATTGATTCTACTATTAAATACGCGTCTGTTGGAACAGCCGGTGGTGTTTTTGATCCAGAAACTAAAATAGAGGTAGATTCAACTAATTACAATATAGCTAATATGATAAACATTTATGATAGCACCGATACGGTCAATAAAATGGGTAATTATTTTGTAGTAGGTGATACTTTATACGTTAATTTTTATGACTCATTAGGGGTTGCAACTCCAATTACAGACGGTCACTATGTGGTATTAATAAAATGGTGGTATGGACCTGAAATACTTTAATTATGGATATTAGGAATAATTATTTTTTTAAAAGTTTTGAAGGTATAAACTTAGTTTATAACGAATATTGGGATTTTAATTTAATTCCTGATAGGTTAGGTAACTATATTCCTTATGCCACAAATTGTAAAGACGCCTGTAAATACGGTATTGTTACAGATGGTTTAGCGGCTTGGTTTGATATTAATAAAAGTGGTACAACATTAGATGGTTCTTCTTTAACTTCTTTAATACAATGGTCAGGAACTACCATAATTCCTTTAACAGGTTTTACATTAAACGATTGGGGATTAACGGGGGTAGATAATGGTCGTACTGATTGTTTA